TACATATCGTCTACTAAATCATCGATGTTAGCAGTAGTGATTGCAGTTGCACTTGTAGTGTTTCCGTCAACAGCAGTTGCATCACCTATGATTTTAACGAATCCGTCAAACTTGTTAGTATTAGGGTTAGTGTTTGAAGTTGCAGTATCACCTTGCCACATTGCTACTTCTAATAATTTAGCAATCTTGCTTGACTTCTCATTTCCGATTTGCTCTTCAAATGGAACTGCTTCAGGAGAACCTGCTGCGATTTGAGTTTGCATCCATTTAGCCTCAAGAGTTTTAGGACATAAAGTCTCTTCAACCTTAATCTTTCCAACAGTGATTGTACGTTGTGAGAATGTAGTGTTACCACTTGCAGTGTATCCACAACCATCTGCTTGAAAGTAAACGTCAGAATCAAGGATGTTAAGTGCCTCTGCACTCTTAACTCCTACTTGAACTTGTCCAGCTGCTTGTAATAAAGCAGCAGTCTTGCCACCGAAAAGTGACTTAACAACCAACTCGGTTGATTGCTCATTAGTGTAATTGGTTAAACCAGTAACGTTGAATGACATAATGTTATTTTTTTAATGTTTTTGCTATGTTTAAAATGTTTGCGAAACGCTCCTCTTTCTTTGACAACTTTTGAGGTGCTTTAGTTGGTTCTTCTGATGGAAGGTCTGCTACCTTTTCTACAAGATCAACAGTTTTTGAGAACGCCTCTTTCATAGTTGAGAACGCTGCTTCATTATGGTTCAACTTCTCCTCAAGAACGTGCAATCTTTCAACTGCCTCTTCAAAGCGAGATACCAAAGAATTGAATGACTCAAGTGTTGCAAATTCAACAACTGTCTCTTCACTCATTTCTTCTTCAACTGTTGCTTCTTCAGAAGGCTCAACGATTTCAGTTACGATACCACCTTCAGTAGTCACGAGCATATTGTTTTCTAATTCGTGAGTTGCATCAGGTGCAGGAATTAACCCTTCGCCAGTTTGAACAAAAATAGGAGTGCCAACTGCAAGTTCGCCTTCCCAAGTAATAATGCTACCGTCTACGAGAGTAGCCTCTTCCATTTTGACATCATTTGATTCTTGACCAAATAGTAGATGTCTGATTTCTTGAATAACTTCTTTTGAATTCATCTTTTTTTATAATTAGTAAATATGTTTTTTTGGCTCAATTTTTCTATACATAAACGAAACGTACATTCTTACTTTTTCTCATTATCCTTTTTCTAATAGCCGAATAATTAACATTGTTAACATTACAAGCATTAGATAGCGAATCGTAAAATATACCGGTTTCAATGTCTAATACTCGTTTACTTACATTTTGAAGAAGTGCTTTTTTTTGTTTTTCAGTTACAAATCTCAATCCGGTTTTATAAGCGTGATGTTGATTTTCGCTATATGTCACTATCTCTAAATTGTCTATATGATTATTTGTCTTAATACCATCTATATGGTTAATTGCAAATTCGGAACAATCCGATATAAATGCTTCTGCTACTAATCTATGAACGTATCTTGGATATTGTTTGCCATCCATCCAAAGTGAAACTGCCTCATATCCATTTTTAATGCAAGGTCTTAAATCTTTTTTAGAACCAATACGTCTAATACAACCATCATTTGATGCTTCATAATATTTCATTGATGGTATTAATTTATATATCTTCATACTTATATATAGCACTTACTATATATTGGTTCCATTTTGTGGATTACTTACCATCCCACTTCTTGACAATGTCCTTCATCTTCCTCATTATCGCATCCATTATCTCGTCTTCTTTATTGCGTTCAAAGTCAAAATAACCCTCAACTGAGAAGCCCTTAAACTCCCCATCCTTTACTCTTTGCCATATAGCGTCATCGTTAACTATGTATGAAAGAAACCAACTGCCATCGGCTACTTCTTCATACCCTTTTGGTGGATTAATACCACGCTCTCTATCGATAATGTAACTCTCAAACAAGGATAGTCCTTTAGTCTCAACCTCGTGATGGATGTTAACTGAATCATATCTGTCTGACTTTGCCCACTTTTTAGCAATTTGAAAGATTGTCTCTCTATCAAACACAACGTAGTACTCTCCTCTGACATCGTCATAACGATAGATTTTTTTATCAGCTAACATTGCTGCACCAGTGATAATTCTTTTCTCCTCATCTTGGATAGCAAATTTAGACTCGTATCTTGACTTGCGTTTTGCCTTGCGAAGTTCTAACTCCTCAAGTTTACGTTCAGACCATCTCAACATCTCTTCACCACCCCATAGCAAGTAGGAAATAGTTCCACACGCTTTGGTGTCTTTTGGGTCGTAGTATTCTTTGGCTCTGCTTAAATAAGAGTAAGTGCGTTTAATTGTTTCTAACGAAAGATTTTCTCTTGCTATGAGTTGCCGTGAACGATTTTTCCCCACTAAGGTAGCACAATCGTTGTTGACTGCTTCGTTTAACTTGATGCCTCTTTGAGCATTTTGACTTGCTGCTTTTGGGTAGTCTTGATAGGACTCAAATTTCTCACCTTCCCAATATTTATAACAGATAGCAAGTGCTTGGTCATCGGAGTAACCTTCACCTTTAACAACTTGCATACATCTGCTTATAAACTCACCTTCATCTTCACCTGCATTAGGCTTAACAAAGTCTTGATTGAAGTATTGAAAATCCCTCTCTATTGCAGGGTTAGTAACGAGTGAAACAAACTCAACACCAGTCTCATCTTCCTCGTTGATTATTAATTTGTAAACGGGTAACTCCATTTTCTTATATATAGTGTTTTTAAAATATTGGCTTTATTCTACTAAAGATACCTTCTGTGTGGTTGCGACTTTCTTTTGCGTTGTGGTGATGTCTGACTCTGTGACATACACTCTCCTTTCAGAGAATAGTTGGTTGTCAGCGTTCAATGTCGATTGCAATCTTGGTGCGTTTAATTGTGGTACACCTGGTCTTGCTACCGATGGTGCAGAACCTCCACCTGATGTTGGTGCAGGTGCTTTTAAAATTGAATACGCTCTCTTTGCATTGCTCAAAATAGTAGTTGCAAGTGCAATGTATTTGGCTATCCCTGCAAGACCACCGGTTGCAACGTTGTCAGGAGTTGGGCTATTAGCGTTTGCTAAAGCACCACTCAACGCTCTTGCAGTATCTGCTCCAATTTGTGCAAGTGCTATTGCTTTACCTACTGCCGATTGCTCACCTGCTAACCCAACTATAGCATCTGCTAAAGTTTGTGCCTCATTGAAGATGGCTTCTTTTGCGTCTTGAATGGCTTGTTGACGCTCAATCTCTTCTTGTGCAAGTTGCTCTGCATATTCAGCACGAGCCAACTCTTGCTCTAACCACGCTTCAAATTCCTCATCTTCACGTTTTTTTCTTTCCTCTGCTTGTCTCTTTCTAAACTCATCAAGTTCAATTTCAAGTGCAATAAACCTTTCATACTCTTCGTCATCTTTTGCCTTTTGTTCGTCTGCTGCTTTTTGCTCTGCTTCTTGCCTTTTTTTAATACCATCCTCTTTTATTTTGGTCACACTCATCTCGTAACCTGCAACACTATTCTTTAACTTGGTGATGTTATCTTCTGTTTCCTTTATAGTAGCGTCTGCCTCTTTTGCCGTCTCTTCAGGGTCAAAAATAAACGATGCTAAACTCTTGCTAAAAGTACCTTCTAAATTCGTTGCTTCATCAATAGCACCTACCTTTTGAAGTCCTGCCGTTAATGCGTCAACTGCACTTAATAAAATAGTAACTGGTGCAGTTAAGAAACGAAGTATACCTTGAGTGATTTCTTGGTTTCTTTTGGCAGCGTCAACTTGTGCTTGTTTTAATTCCTTTTGTGTTTGAAGTTGTGCCTCAAGTGCGACAATAGCATTTTTTGCAGCTGCTATCTTTAGGTTAAGAATCTGTTGTTCTGTTTTGCCTTGCTGCCTTAATATATTCTCTTGTGATGAGATGTCATCAAGTTGTTCTTGAGCAAGTGCTGCACTCGCTTCTTGGTCTGCTAATAGTTTCTTTTGTTCGTCCGATACACCACTAACGGCTGCTTTGATTTCATCCCAATATGCAACAATACTTCCAAGTGCAACTACTAACAAGCCTATTCCACTCGCTGCTAATGCTGCCTTCGTTGCTTTTCCAAAACCTTGAACGGCTTTAGTTAATGGTCCAGTGAAAGCCTTTGTAACATTCTTGATTGCAGGTAAGAACTCATTGAAGTCTTTGAGTCCTTGAGATAGAGCCATTGCCCCTTGTACCTTGATGAGAATCTTTTCTAACTCCTCACTCTCACCACCGAATATGGCTGCTGCTCCTGCTGCCACCTCAAAACCTGCAACTACTCCTTGAGATGCTCTGAATAATTGGTCACTACCTCCCTTCGCTGCTTCAATAGCAAAGTCAAGTTGCTCCATCTCTTGCTTGTAACGACCTGCAACCTTGATTGCCTCTTGAGTTCGCTTATCGTTTATACCAAACTGTTGGGCGAGACGTTCTGCTTCAAGTTGGGTTTTGCTTACTGCATCACCTAAATCTTCATAGGCACTTGCTGCCTGGTTAACCGTTGCCGTTCCGTCAACGTTAATGTCTATATTTACTGCTGAATTTATTGCCATTAGTGTCCGTGAGTTAAAATCCAATACTGAGTGCCATCAGATACAACTTGATCGTATCCGTTTTTAGCGTTTTGTGAATGAGAGGTTGAGTCATCTATTAAGATAGAGCCATCACCTGCCGTTATCGTTACTTGGTTAGTTGCATCTATCTTTTTAATGACATACATCTTACCACTATTGTTTGTTGGGTCAGGAAGGTTAACCGTGATGCTACCTCCACTTGTATCACAAAGTACTAACCAATCGTCATACGTTGGGGTGTAAGGACTATCAGTGTTGTCTATCGTTACAACCTTACCACTGCCTAACCAACTTCCCATAACGGGATAATTTTCTACATACACTCTATCGCTTTCGGGGATAGCAAAGTCAGTACACCTTAATGCAGTGACGTTATTAAAGTCTCGTGGTGTTGCTACATTAGTTCCCCCTAATACGGTGTTGTAAGTGCCTTGTACGTTGTTGCCATCGCCAGTGCTTATGTTGTCATCGTCTCCTTGATTATCTCCTATGTTTACACCTCCACTTGATGTCCCCAAGAAACCACCTCTCCCTTCTGTTGGGAAATAGTCACCTTGAACACCACTTCCATCATATGCACCTACACCAACTGCACCAGTGTTACGTTCAAATGGTGGGTAATAAGTAGCCAATAAAAACTCACACTCAAAAACCCCATCCTCTAAAGGTGTGTAATCGGTTACTTTGTTCAATCTCCAATATTGCTTTTCAAAGAAGTATAGATTGTTGAACTTCAAGTTAACCCAATCATTTGGAGTTATTCTGAAATACCCCTTGAATATCTTTGAGTTTCGGTCAGCTATTTCGGTGATGGTTTTGTAATAGTATTCATTTACCAAGTTCTGATTGCTATACTCAAACCCTATTAACGTATCTGTCTTTCTTGGGATACCGAAGTTCAAGTCAAACTGCATATTTGAAGGGTCATCAATATGAAGTGTTAACGGATACTTGGTTGTATTTGCAGTGCTTGGATTTTGGTCAAATGTATAGTAAGCAGATGTAGTTACTGCACCACCGTAGTAAAGCACTCTGAAGTTTGCATCTTCTTTTGGAATCCAAGAGTAGAATCTTGTTCCATCTTGTGTCATTACAGTAGGTGAGAAGGTTACCTCTATCTTCTTCTCGCTTTTGACAAAATCGTTATCAATCCTAACTATCCTATCGCCATAAACCTTATCAAATTGCTCTTTGTACTCTTTGTTCTTGATGTCATCGGTATCCTTATAAGTGAACACATAAGGGTTGCTTTGCAAGTCACCCATCGGGATAACTTGCGTTGGTTGTGAATAGTCAAGTTTATCACTCCAATCTACATTATCCCCATCGTAAAACTCATCTCTTGGAACTATTCTCAACTCCTTGCTTTCGGTGTCCTCTATGTATAGATTGAACATCTTAACAAAGTTGAGGAGTAAGTCCTTTTGTGTGTACTCACCTGAAAAGAATTGAGCAAAGTCAACTGTATTATCGTAACCTAATAAGTTAGATGCAGTAGCATTATAAAGAGTTGTATCACCTATTGATACTGATTGACTATTTGGTGTATAAGGGTCTCTATCTTCAACCTCATCAAACTCAATTCCAAGTGTATCATTTTTGTCTAATTGTATACTGAATGATTGAACTTCATTAATACTATCTAATCCTATTATTTTATTATCTGCACCATTGACAATCACAGTAAAATATGCAATCTCATCTGTTGCAAGAGAT